AGACATGCCAGTTGTGCCTTCTGCATCTGGATCACGTTCGCCAGCAGAATGGACTTTGATTGATTTGAAGTTGAACCGAGCACCTTCATGTGTACCATTGTACTTGTGTAAAAGTTTATGATACTCGTCTGTGCGATCAGAACCACCTACCATGTGAAGGTGAGTTACACCTTGTTTATGGAGCTTCTCTGCGTGATGAAAGAATGTTGGTGCATCTTTATTTGCGGCAGTAAAATTGGTATCAGGAAATGCCCGTTTGGCGTGTTTGATTTTTTGTGCTGCGGATAGAGGGTTCTTCTTGGAATCTTGCGAATGTGACAGTACGATGTGATGAGAACCGCCAACAGCGCCGGCAATATCTTTAACTTTTTGTACTAATTTTTCGTGACCAGAAGTTATCGGGTTCATACGCCCGAATGCCAGTACAGCATGTTTTTCTGTCTGCTCACGCAGAAAATCGCTAAATTTCATTTATCCGCCTCTACAGCAGGGTTACGTTTTCTTCTATTTAGTAATTCTCAACTGTGCCAGTGCCTGCCACGATGCCTGTACAGTGAATTTCATCTAATTCCACCAATAAATCTTTATTAATGTTGACAAAATGTGCGTGTTCCGTATCAATTCTAGTCTGGAGGATCAGAGAAATATTATTTTCACACATCTTCATGTAATCTCCCATCAGTGTAGGACAGAAAGAAAACATACGTGTAATCAGTAGGTCTGTAGCAAATTCATTACGAGAATCTTCCAACCAAGTTGGCATTCTTTTCTTAAATACGTACTTACCCTGATGCATATGTTCTTCAACGTTAAATTCATCAGTGAGATCAGTTCGTGCTGAGAACTTGAATATACGCCCAACACTATTCATGACTTCTTTCATATCCTCATCTTGTTGCAGAAGCATTAAAGTTTTCAACATCAAAAGATTTTCTGCTTCACTTTTACGGTGATTAATAGCCAACTCAGTTATTTGTTCATCGCCAGAAAAATCAGCAGCAAAATTAGCAAAGTGTGAAATTGCTTTCAATTTTGATTTTTCAATTTCATGAGGCGATCCATCGGCCAAAAGGATGATGGCATCTGGTACATACTTACGAATTGATATTAGACCTCTCATAGTCTGATCATATCTGTCGGTGCGACTAACCACACCCATATCAGCATTCAAGGCTGATGTTACGATGAATAATGTTTTATCTTTCATTGGTGCCATTCTGTCCTTGGAAATAGTTTGATTGTTTTATATTCTACATTTTCGGTCTTACAAATAAATGAAATCAGATTTGCAATCTCTTCTGGTTTCATAAACTTACCTGGTGCATTGTTTGGATTGGTTCGTTGCATCGGAGTCTCAATACTACCAGGATGAATACTCGTAACAGATATACCACGACTCTGTAACTCTTTACCTAACACACCAGCAAATGCAGTGAGTGCATGTTTTGATGCGCCATAGATTGCTTCATGCTCTATCTCATACAAACCAGAAACTGAATTGATAAAGAATATGCGTGATCCTGATGGCATCCACTTCAATGCTTCGTTGGTAACATACATTGCACCTTTGAGATTAACATCAATTACCTTATCAATTGCTTCATGATTTTGTGCTGCAAACTTTCCACCAGTAAACACACCAGCATTATTGACTAGAACATCAGTGTATTGATCTATTCGTTTGAATGCCAATTTAACTTCATCTGCTTTTGATATGTCACATTCAATCCATGTGAAATCTTCTGGAAATTTCATCAAATTTTCTGATGGTTTACTGCGTGATAGACCATAGACATGATAACCATCGTCAATTAATTTACGACAAATCTCTGCACCCAAACCATAACTGCAACCTGTCACCACAGCATTTTTCTTAATCATGATAAGTCCTAAAAAGTTCAATAGCATATTTCATTTCACTCTCCGTAATATCATTCACAATTTTATAATTACCCACATATATTGGCAACGGCGCAAACTGATTGCCATTACGATGCTTGGTTGCGTCCGATAAACTTTGTTGAAGCAATTCTATCTTCGTGAAATCTTCATGATATGTTTTTAGTTTCAATCGTTTTGCCAAGTCAAATATTCTGTTGAGAACACTCTGACCTATGTAACCACGCAGACAAGCAATACATGAACTATACAGGCAATCAAGTGCCACTGCTTCACCATGAAGTAACTCAGGTATATTTGCCATCTCAATCACAGGACTGAATGTATGACCAAAGTCTACACAACGGTCTAGTTTTCTTTCCCATAGATTCGGACCAAGTTCAGCAATCATGTCTGTGATAGCAAGATTGATTACACGAACTGGCACTGCACCATGTTGAAACTTCTCTTCAATCAATAGTTCAGCATTCTCTTCAAGTAATGTAAATAATTCGGGTGATTTGATAACTGCTAACTTGAATATCTCAGCAATACCATTCACAATTTCACGTTCACTCTGTGTCTTGATAAACTTTTTATCAATTAACGTGGCAATCGGAGGATAGTATGCACCAAGTCTGTTTCGTCTTTCAAAATGATTGATTGCTACTTTTGAACCAACTGAGGCATCAACAATTGCCAAAAGTGTTGTGGGGACTTTGATATATGGAATTCCACGACGATATATGCTGCAAGCAAAACCAACAATGTCAAGCAGGACACCACCACCAATGGCAATAATCGGTTCACGGCGTAAGACTCCTTCATCTTCAAAAAATTGTAAAATATAATCCGCATCCTCCCAGTTCTTACTCTCTTCATTGGTATCAATAACCAACATAGAATATTTGACGTTGTGGGAATTAAAATAGTTCATTAATTCTACAGTGTAAAACTTATGAACGTTCTGATCAATAACAATCATCACTCTATCGTTGGTCTTGTACGATACCAAGTCATGATTCAAAGGATTGAAAATATCAGCAGAGTACGTCAGTTTGAACTCTACTGGTAATTCCGTTTTGACTGTCCAAGTCCGTTTGAACTTGTCATAATCCATCATAAAATCATTCATCTAAACACCTTACTTAACAAATAACACGCATGAACATAAAAGAACTTTGCTTTATCTATATCACCTGCTAGAACCTTGAATGGAAGCATACGGATAAACTGTGTTGCTTCAAATACATCAACGATTTCTTTTGTTCTCGGTTCGGTAATTCCAGACTCAAAATGATAGTTAAAGGTTTCAAAATTCTTGGGTATTTGCAACCTATGAGTTACAGAAACTTCACCTATATCTATCTGATTATCATTTATATAACCATAATGACTACGTGAACATTGTAGAACTTGTGCATAGTCCAAGAATCTAGTATCAATCATACTTTCATCATATACATCAATAAACACCACACGATCTTCATCAAATGAATATAGGATGTTTTCTAATGTAGGATTGCCATGAATGTTTTCTTCTTGCACCAGCGTCAACTCAGAGAAGAAATTCTCAAGGTCGTGCATTGACGCACCAATACCCTGAACTATTCTACCATTGTATTCATATGTTCCATGAGTATAGAACTCAGCAAACTCTGGTATTTTTAAAGCATCATTTAACTTCTGGAGAACTTCTTCTTCAAAATATAATTTACCAGCGCCTGGTATTGGATCATGTGTTACTGAATGAAGTTGATTCAATGCTTTCCACACTGCTTGACTCATACGAAAGATTTGATCATCTGTTAGTGTGTCGTTAGTCAAAATAGTTTTAATGTCACGAAAACCTTTCATGTATTCTATTTTGAATGATGCTTTTTCTTCATCAACATTAACACCAATAACTTTTGGAAACAGATTAGGATAGATTGTATTGTATCGTTGTAGTTTCTTCAGTTGAGAATACCAACGAACAAAACCATACTCACGATTCTTATCACGAACAATCTCTTTACATACTAAATCATACTGTGGTAATCTATAAGTATTACTTAGAGAACCGCCTTTTAAATGCATAACTATAGTCATCATTTCGCACCTAGTGTTTGTCGTGCTATCTCAATACCATATTCTTGTGGACTACCTAACACAATCGTTTCTTGATTGTTTCCAAGACCATTCATGTATACTTTTTTACTACCAGCAATCATACTTTGAATTACATCTGCTACATACAACTCATCATTTTTTTGTATCAGAGAATCGTAATAACTCATGTACATACTTGCTGTCAGAAATCCATACAGTCCAGATGAAGCATAGGGTGAGATTTGTTTCTTCTCAACAATTTCCAACACAGTTTCTTCAAATGCACGAACATAAGAATACTTTGGTGAATTGCCTACGAACACATCAATGTATGCATCATAATCATCATTCATATTAGCACTAATCGTCTCTAATCTACGACCTTTAACAATCGTGTCCGCATTGTGAATGAATGTTGGTAATTCTGTATAGTACAGTTTACCAATACCAACTGCTGCGGTATGTGCTTGACCTTTGGTGTCACCAATGTACAGTACATTGTTTTCATTCAAATTCAATGGTTTAATTGTTTCTAGCAATTGATCTTTAAAATATACATCACGCTTGTTTGCAATCAAAACTGTCTGCTGTACTTCACCAAAATTCTGTAAAATATCATGAATGATTGTTGTGCCATTCCAAGGCAATAGATACTTTGGAATATCAAAACCAACATCATGAAAGCGGGTGTTATAACCCGCCATGCAGATAACTAAATTTACTTCAGCCATTTTTCAAAATCTTCCCTAATTAAAGAGTGTGGTGTTCCGTTGTATTCGCCAGGTGGAAACGGATGATTGATATCACAATACACCAGATTCTCACCAACCATACCGTATTTCTTCCAGTTAGCACTCATAAAATCTTCACACATATATTGTACACCAGAATCATAGAATTCGTCAATATGATTATAACATTCTGCATAGTTATCCATATTCTTGGACGATGAGAATGCAAACTGATCATTACCAAAATCTCTAGTTGCAACCATACGGCAATTTGGAATGTACAGTTTGTTGTTGTCCAATTCATCAAACGGTATCTTTGCATTGATGGCAAAATCAAATCGTGACCGAACAACCCAATCAAATGTCATATTGTTTTCCAACTCATACTCTGTCTTTAACTGATTACATCCGTGAATGGCATACAATTGAGCAAACGTTGACATACGACCATCTTTCACTTTCCAATTTGGTGATGGAGGTGGAGTTCTAGTATACTTTGATAGATCGTTGTCAAGAGTATCTTCAGCAACAGACAATTCTGGTTCATACAAATCTATCATTCTTTGATAGAAACTCATATCATCTTGTGTCCATGTGTGAAAGAATACACTTACATCATTATCTTTGAGAATATTCTTATAATGATATTTGTATCCTTCTTCCCACATTCTAGGTTGACCAGACAAACATAATGCTATTTTCATAGATCATGTCCTACATTTGCTTTGTCGTCATATTTTGCCTCAATCACTTTCTTCCACTCTGGGACACGATCATATTGATGTACTATAGTATACTCTATTCCTTCTGAAGTTACAACCTTATCTTCATCTAATTTCGGTGATGGTTCAAGTAAGAATGGTCGGAACTGTTCTATCTTACTTGGATCGGCAGTTGTGCCTAACTGACACGCCCATCCATCTTCTGATTGTGTATACTTAGAAGTTTTTAAATATGGATGTTGTGAGATCAAGAAATTGAATGTTGATTGGTCACAGATTTTGATTGGACGACCAACACATGATGCAAAGATATTCATGCATAAATCTTTCATTGCATATCCACGACCAGCAAGAACACCTACATTAAAAATGGTATTATTTTTGAAATCTTCATAGATTTGTGTGCCGAATGTTTCTCGTAGGTTTTGGTCGCCCCATGGCTCATCTTTATACTTTATACTCTCAGATGAGAATACTAAATTACCTTTATTATATTGAGATGATGGATGAGATATATGCATTTGATCGAAAGTGTGTCCTAAATTTTCTTCTAACCATTTGGATGGATTTCTTTGAAACACCACATCTTTGACATCGGTAGTGATTACAAACCGATATTCATTATCTCTAAGAAGTTGATAGATGTGGTAGAATCTCTCAACATGAACCATCATGTTAGAGTTATAAGTTAGGTTACCATTTGAATCTTGATTGAATGCTATGATAGCAAAACCCGCATCAGAAATCTTATCTACGGTTTCTTTATCACAGTTCATGAGAATCAAGCATTTATCACCTTCAAAGCCTGATCTATTGATGGAATTAATCCAATACTTTAATTTAGACCAATCATAATTCGTGGCGCAGCCAACGATCAAATCTCTCATAATATCCTCACGTAAAAATTAATTAGTGTATTTCTTATATAGTTTCTTACTTTGACCAGGAGTATCTTTTATATATTTGTCTCTGAGTTCTGGTCTACCCCACTCACCAGCACCTGCTTTCGAAACAAACTCTTGTTTTTCATGAATTGGCTTATTTGTCAAATACGCCATATCCTCTTTATTATTAAATTCTTTTACCCAACTAAATTTTGTTGATGCAGGAATCCATTTTTGACTATTACTTTTCTTACCCCTAGCAAAATCAGTATCAATCATTAACCAATCTTTGTCTTTACTGAAAGCAACGGTATGTGCCTTTTTCAGTATTCGGACAATCTTTCCGGTCTTTTCTAATTTACCTAGAGTTATCACATCCTTATCATAGATACTGGCTTCGTTTATATGTTCTTTAAATGTTTTCATACGGCAAAAGATGAACCGCAACCACAAGTTGCTTTGACGTTAGGGTTACGGATAGTAAAATTAGAACCCATCATACTTTCTGTATAATCTATTTCTGCTTCAGTCATATACTGCATACTAATACTATCTATAACAACTCCAACACCATCTTTTTCAAATGTGAAGTCATCATCTGCTGGTGTCTGTTCTTCAATTGCAAATCCATACTTGAATCCTGTGCAACCACCACCTTCAACAAACACACGCAACTTCAATGATGGATCTTCCTCATCAATAATAGTTTTAATCTTCTTTGCTGCTGCTGGTGTAATTGTGACCATTATCCCCTCGTCAATTCTAATATTTTCTGGATTTGTTTTTCAATGATTGGACCACGATTAGGCCAATGTATATATGGCTGTGCTTGCGACTTTAACAGATTAGTTAGAAAAGGCATGATGATCTTTTCTACTTGTGCCAATCTCGTTTTGTATTCTTCAACTGTTTCATCTTTCTCCGCAATGACTGCTTCATACTCTGCTTCATCAACTGCGGTAAATCCAAAGTCATCATCGCCATACTCTGCCATAATCTTATTGATATCATATTCCATTATTTACTCCAATTCTTAGCAGCACTAAAATTTTGATGACTGAACTCTAACCGATCAACTAACTTCAATGCATTACCTTTTAGTTTATCTACCGCAACAAACCCTTCTGGTGCTGTGATTCTGAATCCATCATCAGTACGAACAAATGTACCAATTGAACGAATAGTTTCCAACTTACGAATGATCATAAGTTTTGCCTCAATGATCATATTCATCAAATCAAATATGTTTTTTAGTTGTACGGCATTTGTGCGATAAAATCGCATGACTTCTGTTTTCTCTTTGATGCGTTTCTCTTTGGTATCTGCTTTCTTTGCTGCTGATATTTCTTTGTTTAGTTTATCTTCTACCCACTTCATTAGACCAGTTACATGTGCCCTAGTATCACGAATCTCTTGACCTTCACGCACTTTAGTGTTGTTGTACGTTTTAATTTGCATCAAATATGTTTCGGATGATGCAATCTTATTCAGTGTGAGTGCAGGTATTGTAGTGAACAATCTTCCTGCTTGAGAGAGAATAGATGTGATATCGGCAGTTTCTTTTTCTGTGAATGTGACAGAACCAGATGCATCGGTGAATGATGCATCACGGAACCAAACATCTTTCGTTGTTGTTAGATGACCGATATCAATGTTGAACGATGCTTTCATGTTCTCAATATTTTTACCAGTATATGCTGTATGGAACACCACACCAAGTTGTGCTGCCATCATCATCTTGGCAAGTTTAGTATTTACTGGCACTGCATACACAATCGTATTTGGTTGAAAAGTAATATACTCTTCACCATCAATTGTTTCATGTTTCAAATCACTCTTAGTAAACATCATATCACCTTGCAAAATGCCTTTGATGCCCAACTTAGGTAAGTATGCAAGTGCGATCTTCAGTTTATCATTCAGTCCTTCTGATGGATGATTCTCATCAATGTCTGCATCAGTATAATTTAGTTTAGCATTCTTATTGAATACTGATTTGGTGCCAACAAAGAACTTACCGTTTTCTGGATTGATGCCAGCAAAAATAGCAGGTGCACCATCCCATTTTGTTGTAACATTTACTTTAACATCGGAATGGCCGGCTAACATGTTACGAAGTGAACGCAAAAAGTTGATTGCTTCTCTTGCACCAGACACACCATTGTTCAATACATTATCTTCAAGATGTTCTAGGTGAACGTTCTTACCTTCTTTTGCTTCTGCTATGTATTCTGAGAATTTCATATTAACTATACTTTATGAAAATGCAACTATTTTTTGTTGCTGATGATGCATATTGAAATATAAATGAACATAAATCATTCATTTTTCCTGATTTTTGTACAGTATAAACTAAATCAAGTCCAATATATTTGGACATCCACCATGTCTTGTCTGCTCTATGTCCTGCTTTAGCTTTCATAATCAAAGTCTCTAGTTTTTCTTTACTACCAGATAGTTCTTTAAATATTGTGGCAAATCTTTTGAAGTCTGCATCTTTTGGTTTCTCAATTGGTACTTGTGAAGGTAAAGTTAATTCTGATTTTCTTACACCAACATCAAGAGCACCTTCAAAAATTATACCACCGCCGATTTTACCTCCTGCAGCTGCCTTACCTTTAATTTCTCCTTGCCATGATGATGGTACTGGTCGTGAAGAAAAATTTCTTAATTGAACTTCACCAAGTTTACCTTCGGTTTCATACTGAATGTAAATATCTTTTGAGTCTGTCATGACTTGGCCAAGTTTAATACCTTTGTATTGTGCTGTAAGAGGTTTACCTGCATTAAAAATTTTAGAATGTGGTTGTCCATTCTTTTCTAATTTCTTTAATGATATACCAATACATTCAGTTTTGGCAAAAACATCATACATGTACGCATTGTAATCTTGTAATGTAGGAAATCCAAATTCATGTTTATGTGTTTTTTTAATCATCCAAATGTCGGCAGGATTCCATTTATCATCACCAGTAATTCCACTTCCTTTTTTAAATCTTCTCCATTCATCATAGATTGAATCTACAAGTGAACCACCCCGATGAAATGTATATTTTTTACCTCCCTTGGCATCAGGAACTTCATCAAATATTTTATTTGCAGTGAGAACAATACTGTAAAACCATTGTTCATCCAATCCAGCCATACACTTCTTCAGTGTTCGGTCACAATTTGCATCAGCAACAGTTTTTTCTGTTACCTCTGATATATCGGTTAAAGGTTTGCCTAAAAATTGTCTTGTTGCACAAGCATAGGCTTGCAACGATTCCGCCAATGCCGTTACTTCTGCACCGGCACCAGATTGTTTAGGTTCTGTATCGTTGTTTT